AGAACAATATTTAGAGTTTGTAAGATTAGTAGATACTATAAAAGATAAGTGTTTGTTTATTAGGGGTGGTAACCATGATTACTTACGCTCTTTTAATATTTTAGACTTTGATGTATGTAAAGTATTATCAAAGGAATTAGGTGTCCCATATTATAGGATGCCGGGTTATACAAGAATAAAAGTAGATGGTTATACTTATAATCTTGTCTCTGGTCATGGTAAAGCTGGAGGAAAAAATGGTGATTTAGAACTTGATAGGATGGCTGCAGTATATAGCGATGGTGATATATTCTTCTTAGGTCATAATCATCAATTATATGTTAAGCCTATGGATAGTTTAATTATAGGAAAAGATAATACAGAAGAGATGAGGAGAAGGTGGTATATAAGGGGTGGTTCATTTCTTAGATATGCAGATTATGCACGATATTCATTTTATCCTATGATAAGAACTGGTTGGACTACTTTGCAATTTAATAAAGAAGGTATTCAATGTTGGGAGAATTGACTTCACAGGAATGATAAAAGTAAAAAGGGGAAATAAGCACCCAAAAGATAAGGTTGTATTTGTCAATAATCATCAAATGACATATGAAGAACTTGCGAAGATATGTGTTATTTTTTGTACGAATGAAGACAATATATATCCCCCTCCACAATATAAAGGTGGTGAAATGTTACGAGAATTTTTGAATGAATGTATGATAAATCGCACAGTTAATAAGGATATTTTAAAAAAATTTAATTTATGAAGAAGAAAAACTCATACAGCAAACATGATTTAAGAAGAGCAATAGAAGATTTGTATATGAATACACAAATTATTATTCAAAGACTAACAACAGTTGAGACATTATTCAATGAATATATTGCTATGGAAGATAGTGAGGGTAAGTTTAAAGAGTTTTTAGATAAAAAATATAAGGTAGAGAATCCAGAAATACTTAAAAAATAATAATAAGATTATAAACAGAAGAAAACTTGAACATTTTTAGCATATAAGGTTAAATTAAGGGTGTATATGGCTAATATAAATTCCCAAAATGTATCAAAAGCAGAAGAACATTTAATTTTAGCTTATCAAGATTTAATTGCTTTTGGTAAATTATTTCTTCCTGGAGATTTTGGAAAGTCGGAATCTCCCGTATTCCACTATGAAATAGCAGATGCATTATTAGAGCCTACAACAAAATCATTGGCTCTTATATTACCTCGCAATTCTGCTAAAACTCAATTATTTAAAACATTTTTATTGCATAAGATATTATTTAAAAATCCAGATGAATTAATGTTTATGGCTTGGGTAAGTGATAATCACAGGAAATCAATCTTAAATCTTCAATATATTAGACAGCATTTAGAAAATAATGAAAAGATTAGGTACTATTTTGGAGATATTGTTGGGACTAAATGGACAGAAACTGATATTGTAACTTCTACAAATGCTAAATTAATTAGTAGGTCTAATTTATCAAGTGTTCGTGGTGAAAACTATTTAGGGAAAAGATATGATATTGTGGCACTGGATGATACAGAAAGTGAAACTAATACAGTTACTCTTGACGCAAGAGAGAAAATTAAGAACATTGTTTATAATGGTATCAAACCTGCTCTTGATATCGATGGGAGGCTGGTATTTGCTGGGACTCCTGTTCATTTTGATAGTTTATGTCAAAACATTTTAGATGCATATTTAAAAGCGGAAAACAAAGATGATTATACTTGGGATGTTATTCATTATAAATCCACACAGCCAGAAATGGATGGAGGAGTTTTGTGGAGTTCGTATATGCCAAGAGAAAAACTTGATGCAATTAAGAAGGAATATCAACATGCTGGTCGAATGCATGGTTATTATCAAGAATATGAATTAGAGGTTATGAATGAAGAAGAGGCTGTGTGGGGTATGAAATATATAAAACACCATGATGCTTTTTATACCCATGAGGACGGTATGAATTATATAGTTATTGGTGGTGAAAAAATTCCAGTAAATACATTCTCTGGTTGTGACCCTGCGACAGACATAAATACAAAAACATCTGATTTTAGCGTCATTATGATAGTTGCAATCACACCAGAGAATCATTGTTATGTCTTAGAATATGAGAGACATCGAAGTATTCCAACTATTGCCCAAAGAGATTCAGATGATAATATCATAGGTAAAAAGGGTGTTATTGATTATATAATGGATATGCATGAGAAATACCATTGTTTAAGTAGTACAGTAGAAGATGTTGCTATGAATAGAAGTGTATTTCAAGCCCTTAATGATAGGAGAAGAATTACAAACAAATTTGGTATTGCTGTTATTTCCGAAAAACCTGGGGGAAGAGAAAAGCGTAATAAGATTTATTCTGGGTTGTCTGGAAGATTTAGTGGGGGGAATATTTATATAAGAGAAAATATGTTTGATTTAGCCCATGAAATAACAACTTTTGGACCAAAGATGGCTCACGATGATACAATTGAAACATTATTTTATGCTACTCTACACGCTTTTCCGCCAAGTGTAAAGAGCAAAGAAACTAAGGGTGGAATAAGACAATGGTTTAAACCAAAGCCTAAAGCCAAAAATTGGATAACCGCATAAGTGGGTAGTTAGACTAACCACTACTAAAAAGGAAATAGATATGCCACAATACGAAAGATATGAAGGCGAGAGCCAAGAAGCAGCTGACGCCAGAATAGCAAAAAATAAACAAGATGCTGAAGAACAACGACATTTACAAAATTATGCCAGAAACAGAAAAGAAAGTGCCGCAGACAGGGACATGGGTTATGCCTATGCATCAGAAATAGGTTCTGATATAGATTCTCAAAAACAAAATCGTGGCAGAAGTATTAATGCTGCTATGAAAGTAATAGATAAAAAGAGAGTTGAACAATATAATAGAGAAAATAATCCAGAGTGGGCTGAAAAAGGTGTTCGTCAAGAACGAGGTGAATTTACAGGTGGAGGACGTCAGGAAAAGAGTTACTCTACAATGCTTAGGGAAGAAGGACATGATGTATATAGAAACCAATTTAATACTATTCTTGATAATATGTCTGAAGACACAAATATTGGTGAAATTATAGGTTGGGAAGACGGAAGGTATCAAATTGGTCTATACGCAGTCAGGACTGAAGAGGGTCTTAAATTTGTAGGAGGAGATACAGATAGATGGACTGGATATGGAGAAAGAGGAAATCCTAATTTTAAAACCAAGTCTGCTGCTAAATACGCAAGTGCAAAAAAACAAGTTGATTCTGGTAAATTTTTATCTTATGAGGATGCTTATAGAATTTATAAAAAACAAGCAAAACCTGGAATAGCTGAAAGGGTCATGAATTCAATATCAAATTATATGAGTGATGATGAATAATGGCTAATTGGGACGAATATATTGAGATGCTCTCTAAAAGCAAGACAGCTACGAATATTGCATCTTCTGCATTAAAAGCAGTAAATATTCTTGGAGAAGCTGGTGTTCCAGGGGCTGAATCTTTAATGGAATGGGTAGATGACAAGGCTTATAAAATAGGAGCACAGGGTGCTAGCCCCATCAGAAGTGAAGCTTACATACAGGATGTTACAGACGATAGAATTCATGACCCTGAGAAAAGGAAGTGGCATGGAAGTGATTATACTGGGATATTTGATGAAAATCAATCATTTGCAAGCGTAGAAAGAACTGGGGAATTAGCAGGTAGTAAGGACGACCCTAATTTATTGAAAATTTTTTTAGGAATAGATGAAAATACTCTTCCAGAATCAGAATATAAACCAAGTTCTTGGACTAAGGGAGACCCAGAACAAGGGTGGAGAAGTATGAAAGATTATTCTAGTCTTGAAGTAACTAAACCAGAAGACACCATCCTGTTTGCTGAAGGGGAGTTTAATACGAGAGATGAACAGATAAAAAACTTTGTAGAGCATGGGTACGGTGATGATATTGGTGGCAGAGTAAATAATATGAGAAGAGCTGTTGATAGAGGTGAATATACTCCAGATATGGCTGTAAAAGGGACAAGCTTACCTGGATTGAGATATGATACTCGGGTAAATGTAGGGCATATGACAAAATCCATTGGATATGATACAGAGAAAGAACAATATTATATGAGTGTTGCTGATGTCTGGGATTTTGACCCAGAACAATACACAGAAATATGGAGTCAAGATAGAGATGAGTCTGATGCTGACAGAATGTATACTCAAGCATCTCTTATGCAGGCGGCTGGGAAACCTATTGGGCTATATGATAGATATTATCTTGAAGATAGTTATATGGATGATTGGTATGGTAAATCTAGCATTGAAGATAATATTGTAGAATCATCAGCAAATTATCCTGAATTATAAAATGAAATTTATTAATTTAACGGAGTATAAATAAAATGGCAAAAATTAAAGCAGCCGATAGAATAAGGGCATTATTTAATTCAGCAAATTCATCAACGAGATGGCAGTGGAAGAAAGTAAACCAAAAGGGATATGAATATTCTAATGATAATCAATTATCTAGTAGTGATAAAAAAGACCTTGAAGAGCAGGGTATGCCTACGTTTACAATTAATAGAATTAGTCCAGTAGTTGAGATGCTCAATTTTTATGCGACTGCGAATAACCCAAGATGGCAAGCAATAGGAAAAGAAGGAAGCGATAGTGATGTAGCAGCTGTTTTTAGTGATTTAGCTGAATATGTGTGGCAAGGGTCTGATGGAGATACTCTTTATTCTAATGTTATAAATAATTGTATTACTAAATCTCTTGGATATATGTTAATTGACATAGATTCTGATTTAGATAGTGGGATGGGTGAAGTTGTCATAAAGCAGCCTGAGCCATTTGATGTTTATGTAGACCCTAAGAGTAGAGATATTCTTTTTAGAGATGCTGCCTTTATTCTAATTAGAAAAATTCTTCCCAAAAGTCATATGATAAAATTGTTCCCAGAGTATGAGAAAAAGATTAAAAAGGCTTCTAGTGAACATATGTCTTATGATTCTGCGTCTTTTCGTTCTCAAGATGGGGGGACACATGATTTTTACCATGATGATAACGATATTATTGCTATAGACCCAGAAGAAGGACATGAAGAAGAAGTTCAAGAATTTTTTGAATTATATGAAAGAATAAAAATCCCCTTTATAAATGTGTTTTATAGAATAACTCCAGACGAGGAGCAATTAAAACAAATTCAACAACAAGTTCAAGTTAAGATGCAAGAGATGTCTCAGGAAATGCAAGTTGAATTAATGGAGCAACAACAGCAAATGGAAAAAGCTGTTCAGAGTGGGGAAATGTTACCAGAGAGATTTGAACTTGAAATGAAAAAAGCAAGTGAACAAATGCAGCAGCAATTGCAGGCTGCTGAGCAACAATATACGTCACAACTTCAACAAGATATATCAAAAGTAGAGAATAAGGTAGTCACTGAAAAGGAATTTAAATTATTACAAAAAGATGAGGTTTTTTCTTCAATGATTGTTGATTTTGCTAAGTTTCACGATACTAGATTAAAGCAAACTTGTATTGTTGGTGATACATTTCTTTATGAGAAAATTTATCCAGAGATGGTTAAAGACTATCCTGTTATTCCCTTTCACTTTAAATGGACAGGGACTCCAATGCCAATGTCGGCAGTTTCTCCATTGATAGGTAAACAAACTGAAATTAATAAGTCTCATCAAATTATGGTACATAATGCATCATTAGGTTCATCTTTAAGATGGATATATGATGAGGGTTCTATTGATACTGAAATTTGGGAAAAATATTCAAGTAGTCCAGGCGCATTATTGCCCAAAAGACAGGGGCAGGAAGCACCAACTCCAATCTCACCAATGCCATTATCAAATGCTTTCTTTACTATGGTTCAAGAGGGTAAGTCTGATATGGAATATTTATCTGGTATTTATTCATCTATGCAAGGAAATACAGCAAAACAACATGAGACATTTCGAGGTATGTTGGCTCTTGATGAATATGGAACTAGAAGAGTTAAACAGTGGATGAAGCATAGTATTGAACCAGCTCTTAGACAAACTGGAAGAGTTATATTACAATTTTGCCAAGCAACGTATTCTGCTAATAAGAGATTTAGAATTATACAACCAAGTGCCTTACAGGAAAATAGAGAACAGGAAATTAATATTCCAATTTACAATGATATGGGAAATGCAATCGGTAAGTCTATGGATTTGCAAACGATGAAAGCTGATATTACTGTTGTTGCTGGCTCTACTTTACCCGTAAATAGATGGGCTTATTTAGCAGAGTTAAAGGAGTTATTACAATTTGGTGTTATTGATGATATTGCAGTATTAGCTGAAACAGATGTTAAAAATAAAGAACAGATAGCTCAAAGAAAATCTATGTTAGCTCAGGCTCAATCGCAATTAGCACAAGTCCAAGAAGCCCTTAAGGATAAAGAAGGAACTATTGAAACTCTTGAGAGACAACTTGTACAAGCTGGTATTAAAGGAAAAGTACAGGATGCTGAGATGGAAATTAATAAAGCTAAAGAATCCGTTAAGGGAGGATTGAATAAACAGTATGTTCAAACTGAGGGAGAGCAAAAGCTACTGAGGAATGTTCTAAAAAATGAGGCAGAGTCTAAAGTTAAGGAATATGGACTGGCTGTAGATATGGCAAAAAATGATTTGCAGAATCAGAAAAAACAGTAGTAAATTAATTCAACTTAAAAGGGGTAAATAAATGTTAGAAGATAATCCTAACGTCGATAACTCTGATTTGGGCGATAGCGAAGTGATTGAACCTCAATCTCCTGCTAATGCTCAAAACGACTCCGATGTTAATGAATTTTTCAACGCACTCGATAGAGAAGTTAATGATATTGCTTACGAAGACGTAAACGATAAAACCGAACAGGCAACCCAACAAGTTCAAGCTGACCCCCCAGTGGTAACTCAGCAACAAGAACAATATGTTGGCTCCGATGACAATACGGTTCAGTCAGATGGTAACACAGACTGGAAAAAGCGTTATCAAGATAGTAGTAGGGAGGCACAAAAGTTAAACGAGCAATATAAGCAAGTTGAACCTTTTATCCCTAT